GGCCAGCGGATGTCTGACCTTGGACAGTGCTGCCGATCTCAAAGTTAAATCCACTTGGAAATAGCGTTTTTGATGTCTCTTGAATCGCGTCTGGGTTAACCTCACCGTAAGCGTCAGAGGGGGACAAGGTGAAAGTCTTTACCTCGCCAAGTCCCATTCCATGTACTGCAGCTTCGAAGCCTTTAATAACTTGCCCAGAGCCCACTTCAAATTCCAGGGGGGTTCCTCTTGTGTGAGAATTATCAAATTCTGTCCCGTCATTTAATGTGCCTTTATAATGGACCTTCACATTATGTCCCTCTTTGATCAAACTCATGTTTTTATTTCCTTATATTTGTGAGTTGAGGCACCTGTAACCCGTGCCTACCCTGCGGTTCTTGGAATTAACCAAGGAATTCTGAAAAAGCCTGATCAACAGACGTAGCAGTATCAGAATCAGTCTTATACTTTTTAGTTTCTGACGATACTTCCTCTGCATCTTCCTCGCCAAGCAAGAATTGATCTAACATTTCTTGTACCTGGCCAGGTGATTTCTTTTCAAAAAGAGTAGTAAAATCAGGTACCTGCTCTAGGTATTCTTTTGTCTGCTTTTTGCTTGTTGTCAAAGCCGATGACTTGCGGCGGGGTGTGATTGTGGTTTGAGGAAACTGTGCACCGGGCGGCTTTCCATAAGTGATTACCAAGTCGGTACCGTCGTCAACGTCTGTAATATCTCCGTAATCCGGATTTAGAACAAGATTCAAAAGCTCTTGGTAAGCCATTTTACCAAAACCCCAGACCCTTACACCTTTGTCTTCTTCACCGCGAACAAGAACCGGTGCAAAAAACCTTTGACGAGCCATTAGACTCTTAGCCATTTTAATGCTGTCCTCAGATCCTTCTTTGAAGAGGGAGCGGACAAAATCATCCAAAGGATCATCCTCGCCAAAGTTCTTCTTAGGACTTAGAAAGCCAGGATTGTTGCCTACATTGTAGTGAAACCAAAAATCTTTGAACGGATCGCCGTCTTCAGTTGGAACAATTCGAATTGTAGTTTCGCCGTCTTGTGGGCGCCAGAACATCTCCTTGTTGCTTCCACCGCTGCCGCGGTTTTGTAAGGCTTCTCGCCTCGCCTTCATTCTTTCCATGTTGATAGCCATAAAATTTCTCCTTATATAGTATACTTGGCGAATGTTCCAAGTATCTGTTTAGTTATCATTGTTTAAATTATAATCACGATTCATCGTCAGACAAGAAAAAAAGTTCATTTTGTATTAAAGAAGTGTGCGCTAAAACATAAACATAATTCTGCTGATATTCTGTAGAATATATACCAAAAGATGTTTGTATTTTGCCGCCCTCCATACGAGAACGAACTTGACCCGTAATGGTCTTTAAAAGCTCTCCGTCACTTTTTAACTTGTCTTCATGGATCATATAGAAGTATACCTTTTCCCGAGGCATTTTTAAATCAAAAAATAAAGTTTCTTGGCCAGTTTCAAGATCAACAATTCCTAAAGTTGATATTCTTGCAGCTCCAACAGGATCATCAAAAGTCTCAAGAACTGGCTCTGAATTCATACAAACGTTTATCATGTGAACCACTGAGACTATTAGCTCATTTAATTTATCATAATATCCTATTACTGGGGTGTCCTGAATAATCTCCTCTAATTTAGAATTATCAATAAGAAAGATCCTCTTTAATAGTCCAGATCTCGCAAATTGTTGCAATATGTGAAATCCGGCGCGTTCTTGTTTCCTTTTCATCTCAGAAAGAAGTGTTACATCCGGCCTTACATATAAAACATATATTTCTTTAGAGTTTAGTTGTTCTAATATTCTTAATGTGGCGCCAGAGATCGATCCTGCACCTGAAACAATAAAAAGAAAAGGCGCCTTCGCTTCTTTAAAATATCTTTTGAACGAAGGACAGTTTTTTTCGTATTCTTCATGTGAGTTAGCTTTTTTAAGCTGCTTAAACTTTGGACCTGGTCGCTTTTCTGAATCAATTCTGTATATAGCATATTGTGGATATTCAGCAAATTTCTCTGCTATCTTGCATCCCGCAGAACCTAAGCCTATGATTGTTTCCATTCTAATTTCCTCATATTACCATAATCTTTGCCAACACTTAGGTTGATTTTAAAGAATCCTAATTCCGTATTTGAAAACTTATCTACAATTTCTTGCAAGAACGTTTTATCTTCAACAGAAAAGTCTATCACCAAAGAATCGTGAATACAAAAAGCCACATAAGATGTTCTATTTTTTAGAAGGTGCCATACATCGATCATTCGTCGTAAAAATAAATCACTAGTTGTGCTCTGAATCAGATAATTCAACGCATGCTTCTTTCCTGCTTCCATTTTTCTCTTATAAGGTGTTACGACGCTATATCCGTCCCAGTATTTCTCTAGAATCTTATTCTTGTCGAAGATATTTTCAAGTTTATCATTTTTTGCTTCCGGATTATATAGCCATGCAAAAAACTTTTTCTTTACATCATCCCTAACTAATTGGCCCTTAAAGACATTTTCACCTGTCCATGTGTGAATGTCTTGTTTCGGCTGTTCAAGTCCTTGTAGGGCTAAAAAAGTCCTGATCTCGGCTGAATTAAAGTCAAGTTCCATAAAGTAATCATTTTTTGGCTTAATAACGCCTCTGTATTTCTTATCCATAGTTAGTATTGGAAAGCTGTTCTTTTTTGTTGTCAGGCGGCCTGTTTTCGATCCAAATATATCATATACGATATTTGGCCCCTTTTGTTTGACTTTTTTATGAAACATTCTACCCCTCGTCGACCCAAAATTAAAATCAGAGAAATCTAAGTTTAAAGGTAAATACTTTATGTCTTCCAGGACCTTACTCAACGAAACGAGAAAATTGTAGTTTTTTGGTTTGTCGTTGTTTTCTAAAATATGTTTTGTAATCTCGTTTTTAACATCGCAATATTCTAGCACAAAGCGATCGGGAACTAAATCATAAAAACAGTTATCATATAAAGATATCTTTGCTTCTTTAAACGATGTCAGATAAGCTCGAAATCTATCTAAAACACTGCTTAGCCTCTTTTCCAAATGCTCTGGGCAAGAACGAGCTAGATCATGATCTCCGCAATATAAGCTAGCGTATTTTATATCATTGCGGTCTCGAAGGATTGGCGCGTATTTCCAAGTTGCTGTTATAGATGACGGAACCTCATCATAATATATTTTTTCGTTGGCGTATACCCCAATACATTCCGTCTTATCATCGATGATCTGAAAATACAAAACAAACCTCTTCAAATAAGATAATCACGCGGCAAAGAAAGACAATTAAAAATTCTCAGACAACTTTTTCAAAGTATTGCTTCCAGGAAGATCATGATATTCTTTCTTCATATTTGGACCGTATAACAGTCCATAAAGTCTAGAATTTATTTCTTTGTTGATGTAATTTACAACTTCTTGAGTAGTTGCAGTGGTCAACATTTTTTGTGCTTGACGGACTATTTTTAAATATTTATTTCTTTTTAAGATTACTCTCTCTTCGTTTATCTTAAGATCAAAGTACAATCGTATCCACTTTTCATCTGATAATGCCAGAAAGAACTCTTTTTCAGTTACTGATGGTCTTAGCATTGCTTTCTTCACAAGGAGTCCTTTAGGAAAAGTATTTATTATATTTTGAGGATTTTGTTTGATGTAGCTGTCGTACATCTTATGGAGCAAAGATTTAAGACGATCTAATTCGCCTTCATGCGCTCGGACATAATATTTAGTGAAGACGTCTTGTCTCGGTAGTTCATGTTTGTGAGAGGCACCCTTTTGAGCATGCTTAACACAATAATTTTCAATAATATGTTCATGATAGGGGCCAGCTGAAGTGTGCGTTGTTTTTCCATTGCCGTATGCGTCGACTTCGTATTCGTGTGTATGTCCTAGCCCTCCAGGGCCGGTGAAACCAGAGTCTGATGTATCCTTTACCAAAAAAGAGCCTCTATTCTGAGCGTATTCGTTCATCTTTTTTGAGCTTAAATTGGCCACGAGCATGTAGGGTCTTTTTTCGTCAATATAAAAGCCAAATTTGTCAGCAGTAGAGGCATATAAATTAAAATTAGGATCACCATAATATAATTCGTCAATGTAGGCTTGATCATCGACGTCTAGATCTGATATTTTAATCACTAGACCACTACAATCAATTGGAATGAGAGATCTCTTCATATGAGATGAAATATTTATATTGGCAATATCAGTGTAAAAATCACTAAAAATATAATTCACAAACATTTTTAAAAAATCATGATGGTTGTTTATGTTTTTATGGCGACCCTTATCTTCCAAGTACACCCTTATGAAATGATCGTATATTGTATTGACATGTTGCTTGTGTAAAGAAACAGGACTCACATAGCCACTGGTGGCTGTTAAATTTTCTACAAAAGTATCTCTTGTACTTCCATTTTTATTTTCATATGTGTCTGGGGAACTATCGCCGGCTCTGAAGCGGACTGATTGTAAGTAGCTAACCATATCGGTGTAAGCATCTGCAACAAAATCCAGTACTTGCACAGAGCCATCGACAATATTTATTCCATATGTTTGCATATCCGCCAAAGAGGCTAAGACGTCATTTGAAATTTTTGGCACAATTGATTGCCCTGCGCGATCAATTAATCCGTATTGATCAAGCTTCGAAAAATCAATTATATTTTGTGTATATATCATGTCGACTGAAGCTGGTTGGGATTCGAATCTTTCAACCTCTTCTGCTTCTGCGGCATGAAACAATTTTATTGTGTTGGCCATACTTTAATTATTGTTTATCGATGAAAAACAAGACATTTATTTGTCTTTGCAAGGGTCTGTGCGTCTTTTGTTGGAGTCATAACCATCGCGGAAAGCTTGCCATGATCCAACAATGTTTGTCTTAAATCCAGATTTGCTGATGTCTGATGTCACATCAACGATGTCATAATAGCCCCCAAGCCCCAGAACACCTTGGACCACATCTACATTATCTTCAGACATTCCAGTAAATGTCGGATCTAAATAAAATCTCATTCCTTGGTGGAAATGCGGATTACCTATGATTTCTAACGTACAATCATATTTTTCTCTCAACAAGCCAAAATCAGTATCACCCCTATCAAGAACTTTAGATTCTTGGAAAAATGGCACAGTACTTTTTCGAAAACTAATTGATCTCATCATTCCTTTATTTGCACCAATGAAAATATGAGGAATATTATTATGCAAGTGCTTATCATAGAGTTTAGGCTTGCGACCAGTTCCCTCTAACTTTGCAGATGTCGACATACCGGCATCATATATAACTAAAAAATGTTTTAACTCCGGACTGGTGTCGACAATGTTTGATTTTCCTACTAAATTATTGCCCACTAAAAGAGATGCGTTTTTTTCGTCTAAACTAACAGACACGCGGCCGTCACTTGGTTTTAATCCAGATTGGCGTCGTGCGCTGAAAGATGTCAGTCTAGGCTTTATTCCCCTCAGAGGAGAAGCTATTTGAGTGCCGTCTTTACATCCGGTATTTAAGGCGCCCATAGCCGGAATCAAAAGTTCTATTATAGAGTCTCTTAAAAAATCAATGAATGCATAATTAACCTTTCTCTTGTTAACAACTTTATCAATCATAAATCTCTTCCAATCTTCAAACAATATAGGAATATCAGCAAAGTTAAAATGCTTAGTCGTTTTGCCATCGATAGAGGTAAAGCGTGATGGCGCAAGCATAATAACGATATCTTTTAATCCATCCGGATTGAATTGCCATATATTTTGAACGGCAGAGTGGATAATTGATCCGTACCTAAGACAGTACATATCGACTTTTGAATCTTTTTTAGAGCTTTTTAAATAAGTCTTCTTAAACTCATTGGGTTTGAATTTTCGCGCACCTAATTGAGACTCGAAATCTTCTGGCCTGAGTGGGTCACCTTTCTCTGCGCCCTTGTCGGGCCCGCTTGTTTTTCCTTTAGGGGTAATGTTTTTCGCGATGTCATCATCTTTTGCAATGATATCAAGCTTTATCTGGTCTTCTGGTTTAAGATCTCCAGATAACAACAAGTTCCTGTAATAGCTCAGCAATGACGAAGTGTTTACTAGACGGCTTTTTGCAGTTTTTTTCAAATTTTTAATTTGGTCTTTGGTAAATACTAAATCAAGTTTTTTTATAATATCTGCATTAAAAAAAACAAAAAAATCTGGCATTGTTAATTTCAAAAAATGAGTAGGAGGCGGTGTAGAGCCTACAGGTTCTATGAATGTAATTTTTTTACCTGAAGATCCTTTTTCAGCTGCGTCGACTAGTCTTTTCCAAATTTGACTTGTTAATTCTGAGCGCTCGGTATCAAGCTTTTGTATTAATCTATTCTTTTGTTTTTGCAAATATGATACGTTTATATTTATTTGTTTGTTCTTATTCTTCCTATCAAAAGATAGCATATCATCAATCACAGAAACAGATTTATGCAGGCCGGCCAAGTGAGGAGTATGAAATATGTTTGTTTGAAATGCATCAATCAGCTGGCTGCCGGCGCGGCCCATATATCTAACATCTAAATTAACTGTGCCGTCGTTTCGAAATGTGAAATCGTGTGTTTGGAGGTGTAAATACAGAACCAAATTTGTTTCATTAATAAATTCTTGAAGGCGCCGACGGTGAATACGACCGGCAGTTTGCCCCTGATAAACTTGGTCATTAAATGACCAGCCAACTTCTAATTTAATTTGAAACTTTTCTGGGTTGTAACTGTCTAAACTTATTTGTTGGGTTTGTCTAATAAACTTTTCTAAATCACCTTTGCTAGATTTTGCAGGTGGTTGTAATGCGGATGCAGCAGTCTTTATTTTATTGATTTGATCATCAGTTGGATTTAGCTCGACAGGGCGCCGCAAGAAATCTACATATGAGTATTTTTTCTTGCCGTGGCCGCGGCATTTTGTAAATGCATTAATACTATCAAATACAAGACGAATATTTACATCAATTAATTTGTCAAAAGTCGCAGGAGTTTGTCCTGTTCTTCTTATCCTCACCCTTTCAATGCCGGCGTTTTCTCGTTCATATACTCCAGAAGACTTAGTAAGCTCAATCTTATTTGAAAACTCCATGGGTATCTCTATTTCTTTGCCTTCCGGTGATTCTAAAACCTTATAGACTCTGATTCTCGGCTGTAGAAAAGAAATATCAGTATTTGTGGCTTCTAAAAAAGTTTTTAAAGCTGTTTTATTGTTACCTCCTCTATTAAACAACTTATTGACGAAAAAGTGTGAATCTTTTGTGTAGGCGAATATCAAAGGATGTTGATCGGCAGTATAAAATTTAGACTGGTTAGAGGCTTTCGATGCATTGCTGGAATTAAGCGTATGCTTATAGTTTTTAGAATAAACACCCGTCAAGCCATCGGTTGCTAGCGCAGGTGAACTGTTTGAAGAATAAAGATCTTCAAACATTGGAAGTATACATCTAATATTTTGAAGCCTTTTCCTTTTCAACTCTAATTCGCTGCCAATGGCAGGAAATTTATTTTCAGCAGAGTCAACATCGTCTGCGTTAAGAGCTTCACATTGTAATTTAAATTTTTCGAGGAATATATTTTCATAAGTCCTCATCGTGCCCGAATTATCAATGACAAGTTTTAATTTTAAAATTGCCTTAATAAAATCTTTAGTCTTATTGGCTACATCGACATTTTTAAATCCTAAAGGGCTTTGAGGCGTGGCAGAAAGCCATATTGCTAAACTCTTTGTGCCATGTTGATCAATTTTTACTTTTTGGCCCCTTAAAGCAAAAGGTCCTTTAACAGCTGGATTTGCCAAAAAATTGAAAATATCTTGTCCGGTGCCGGTACGGGTCGACAACGCTATAAGCAAAACTTTATTAAATTCTTCTCTTTCTTGTTGGTTCGTTATTTTATCTGTAACTAATCCAATGCGCTGGTCAAGAAAAGTTGTGAGTGCTTTAATAAAATCTTTATCGCCGCGCTTGAGTCCGCCATCTTGTCCGCCGAAACCAATGGGGAGCCCCAGTGCGCTATTAATATCTCTAAAATCAAGATTAAACCCGGCTTTCCCTCCTTTAGATGTTTGGTAGCGCCCTAAATTTCTGGCACCTGTGATGGCTATTTCATTTAACTTTCTAATAATTCCACCAATCTGATGTCCACTTTCGGAAGCAAAAAAGTCAATACCCTGTTTTTTCCGAGAAGTAGAAAATTTATCCAACAAATCCTTAAGTGTTGTAGCTTTATAGCTCGTTGGATCTAGATCGCTAGAGAGTCCAAAACTTATCAAATGCTCTATTGTAATATCTCTGCCGGCCTTGAGTTGACTTAAGTTCGGATTGCCAGAGGGTTTGTCTAATATACCAAAAAAATCAAAATACCGGCCGATGCGAACGCTCAAATCAGAAAGAACTTTTTTATGAGAAAGGTCCTCTGCTTCTCTTAGTTTATCAGGATTTTGAGCAGCTAGATCTTTAGCACACTTAGTTTTATTCTTGAGATCTGGGAAGATGTCCGCAAACAATATAGACATAATTTATATCACCTTCTTTTTTTAATAACCATACGCGGAGAGCACATCTCGAAGAGGAAAAGGAATTTCAATCACTTCTCCGTATTCAACATCTGAATCTGTTGGTTTTTTGTTGTACCATGCAATAACCCACCACATTTTTGCATTCCCATAATGCTCATGCGCCAATTTTGAAAATCTATCACCAACTTTCCATACAACACGCTCAATTTGAAACTCATCTATTTCTTCTTCTTCGGGATAGTATAAAACAGGTGTATCATAATGTTCAATACCATTTATATCTCTTTTATTAAAAAAAGATTTATAAAATCTTCTTTCATTAACAATTATATCTCTATTAAGATTTCTTTTGACAAATGACATTTCTTTATTTCCTTAAGCGCCAGTTATTTTCTTTTCTTGACCCTTCGTCGCGCCGGTTGGAGGCTTTGGCACTGAAGATCCTTTATTGGCGGACACAATGTTCTCAACAGACTTAGTAAAACCATACGGAAACCCGCTTTCTTCTCGTTTTTTAATACCATTAAAGAATCTATTGTTTGATGCATTGAACCCTAAATCTTGTTCATGCAAGACCGTGAACGAACAGCGCATGCTATACACTTTTGGTATTAAGCCAACATCTGGAATTCCGGTGGCTTTTTGTCGAGCTTCTTTAGTATTATACATACCTTGATCCATTGCTGGGTTAAAATTAAACCCATTAACGTGGCCCAACAATCCCTGTCCTTTATGATTTTGGATTAGATTTGCAAATTTTAATCTCAATAAGGGTGGTTTATTTATAGTCGCAACGTTAGAGGTACTCTTTGATTGAACATCGTACATTGGATATAGCATCTTGAGCAATGTTTCAAGCTTTATCATATTTTCATAACCTTCTCTAGGTCCATTTGAAGGAACATCCCAGGCTAAATCAATATTGCGGCGGGTGCCTTGATATGTTTCAATGGTGTCTGGCTTTCCATATACACTTGTTGATGACCAACTTTGTGCAAAATTATCAGAAAAAGACGTGACGAAAGCACTGAATTTGACTTTGTAAAAATGTTTTTTGGATTCACGTATAGAAGCATATGTAAATTCGATATCAGTATATTCACGCTGATTACTTACATCTGTATTGCTCCAAACTGCCATATCTTATTCTCCTATGCTCTGCCGACTAGCGCTGATGAGTCTCTTTCTCTGTTAATAAAATTTAATGCTGCGGAACCAACTGCAATTCCGTCCAAGTCTATAACAACTTCTCTCGGGGCCTCTACAATATGCACACTTCCTCTTCCGCCGGAAGATGCAGCTGCAGCAACTTGTGTTGTTTGGTTGACCTGCGTCAAGCTAAATTTGTGTGCTGCTGCGGCCAGGCGCTCAACTCCTGCTGCCGAAGCTGCTTCCGTAGCCCGCTGTCCAACAACAGCAACCCTGTTGATATTGACTATTGTTCTTTCAACATTTTGATTTTCAGCTTCGGTCAAGCTCAAGTTCTCAGTCACGCGATTCATTTTTTGGCCAAAATCAGCCAACTTAGCTGTATTTAGTTTATCAACATTTCTCTGTATTGCTTGGACGCCAAAGGCTAATTGTGCGGTACTATTAGATGCTTCTCTCATGCCTCGTGATGCTGCAATACCCGCGGTTGCGATACTTCTTATACCAGAAGCTGCTCCAGAAGAATTCTTGCCGATGAGGCCCATAGCTCCGCCGAGTTGTGCTCCAACCTGTGAAGCGACTGAAGTATTCTTGGCTAACTCACCAACTGATTGACCCATATTGCGCATTTGTGGGGCAGCGGAGCTAGCAGCTGACCCGGTTCTTTTGATTGTATCACCAAAGTCTTTCATGGCCAGGTAAAGCGGTGGTGAAAAAAGAGGCTTCAAAAGCTGAGATGCCAAAAAAGTAATTCCGCCGGCCAATCCTAGCAACCCAAACCTAGCAGTGCGGGAGGCGCCGGCCACAATGTTTAATGTGTTTGTTAATCCACCGAATAGTGTGATTCCTGTCCTTATTACGGGGAATAAGATAGCAAACTTAGCTATTAGCTTTCCATTTTCACCTATGAATTTGGCTACCTTGTCAATAACCCCGACTATTGCGTCTCTATTTTCATGAAGCTTCTCGATTAAAGGCATTAGTGAATTTGCAAGTGACAAGAATATCGTTTTTAGCTTCATTTGGATATCCATGTTTTCTTGTGCTTTTTGCTTGTTAAGTTCGGCAGCGCGAGCAGCTTCTAATTCTGCTGGAGTTAGCATGTTAAGCTCTCCTCTTAAAAGCCTCATAGCCTCTCCAGCATCTTTTGCTCCAATTGCTTGAGCAACTGCTTTTTGCTGGAATCTCTCCATTGCGTTAATGTTTGCACCAGACGCCTGAATAGCGCGAGCAACCAACTGCAATCTTTCTTGTTCTGTAGCATTAACCATTCGCAAACTGTTTAAGTAATTGCCACCCAATAGAGCATTCAAAGTACCGACTGAGGCCGCGGCTTGATCAAATGTATCAAATCGGCCGGCAATTTGCATTAAGGTTGTCATCTCGATCCCGGTCTGTTTGACAGTTGCTAGTAATCCTTTGAACACATTCATCATGTTTGGTCCGTGAGCAGCAAGAACACCAGAAAATTGCATAAATGCTTGAGTCGCTTCGCCTTCACTTATCTTAATCTGACGAGCATATACAGCCAATTTATCAATGGCGCCAATGGCCTGATTTATGTTCATTCCCATGGCTTTGGTGAGCATATCTGTCATTTGAGCAGTTTGTTGCGAGGTGACGCCCATGCGATTCATGCGAACTGTTAAATCTAAAACAGATTTTTGTGCTGTGTCGGACATTCCTGAAAACAAGCGAACCCGGTTATAAAGTGTGGTCATCGCTGTTGCAGCTTCGTCATGCATAACGGCAAATTTGGTGTTTCTTTCAATTGTCTGAGTTAGGACTTTTGTGTATTCTTGCCCGGCGCCGGTTGCTCGTCTAAATTGAGCTGCGGATTGATCTGTCGCAAAGAAAAGCTTTTTGAACGCATCCGTCAAATACCCCACAACACTCAAAGAAGCATTTAAAGGAGAAATAATTTGGCCGATGGCACGGCCGCCTGTTTTTAGCTTTTCAAAGAACCCTGCTCCGGAACCAGAGCCAAATAGGGCGCCAAACATACCAGTTTTGCTGGCTGCATTAGCCGTCAAGACACCTTGTGTTAGGGTTGACACCAAAGACTGCGTTCTATCGCGAACTTGAGCGACGAGAGCGGCTTCTCGTTGAGCTTCTTGGGCAAGTGCCTGAGTTAGCTGCAATTTTTGCTGCAGGTCACGCAATACTTCTTTGCTTTGTGATAACTGCTGTTGTTTATACTGCAAGTCCTGTTGGCTAAATTGTCCGCTTTGGCGCGAGAGATCTAAGTCTTGTTGCAGAGCCGTTACAATTTTTTGCTGTTCATTATAAGAAGCTCTAGCCGCTTCTTCTTCAAGTCTTCTTTCTTTTACAATGCGCGCGACGGTGCTTTCAATGTTTTTTGCAGCAGCCTTTTGGCCTTCCAGATTTCGAGCGATGGCATTCTCCATATTTTGACGGCGAATGTTCATTTGTTCGATCTGTGTTAAGGTGGCGGCTTCCTGCTGCACAGCTTGTGCGCGGCCTTGGTAATCTTGTACGGGCGAAGAAACCGCTCCTGGTGTTGGACCGGGGGCGCCTTGGTTATTCTGGTTTTGATTCATCTTAGAGATCAAATCCCTTAATAAACTTTTCAGTTCTTCATCCATTCAAGGTCTCCTTACTTAACTGGCCACTCTATTCCAGTTTCTCTTTCAAAATTACTTATTGCATTCTCTAAAGAATATTTGTTTTTATAAGTCATAGGACTATCTAGTCCATTTCTCATAATACTCTCCAAGTATTTCTTTTCACCGCTCAGGGCTGTTACGAATGCGCTAATTTGCTGTGGAGTCCCTTTAAGATCAATGGAAGGTGCCGACTGGTATCCAAACATATCCCACAAGGCTATTTTAACCGCGTCGCCAAGAGCGGCTGGGGCGGTGTGTAATATACCTTCTTCCAGGTTTTTAGCTTTTTTAAAATCTAAGTTAATCTCAATTATATCTTCTTTCATAAAGCTGATCCTCACATCATATAAATAAGTAGTTAATTAAAAAAAATAAAAGCCGGCATGAAGCCGGCTTGTTATTTAGAGCTTTTTGCTTTCTTATAAGCTTTTTCTATTTCCTCTGTTTCTATCTCAAATTGTCTCGCGAGCCTATTAACAAACCATGTTCTCAAGGGTATCGGAAGATTATATGCTTCGATAAAGCTCCAGCCGCCATGATATTTAAGCAAGAAAAATTGCTCGTAAACAGACTCAATGTATTTATCACCCAGGCCAAAAAAAGTCGGCCGAGAGCGGCACATCAACCTCCTCTTCATGACCACAGGAATCACAACGGTATTCTTGCTTCATGTCAACATTAGGAGTTAAAGCTGCATATGCAGTTCTAAAGAACTTTGCGTCAAGAGCAGGCATATTATCAACAAACTGTTCAATCATGTTTCTCTTGGTTTCATCGTTAGCGGAGACGATTACCGACTTGAGGCGATCCGTTAGTGTAATTTCGCCGCGGCCAAGGCCATGTTTTTTGCGCATTTTACTGGTTTTCTCTAGCATCTTCTCGTCTGAATCCGTTAGCAACCTTGTCTCAAGAACGACTTTTGTTTGTGGCAGAGTAATAAGAAAGCTGCCTTCTTCTGTCAGTTCAATCCCAAACTCCTCTAATTCTTCTTTAGATGGAAAGTTGTGTCCAAGTTCATCCAAATTAAATGAATAATCTTGTTTATTTCCACAACTAGGACATGTCATGCTGGTGTTATAATCACTTCCATATCCCGTCTTTCTGGCTGCAATTGTAATTGCGTTCTTATCACCCAAAAGAAGCCCATCTAATTTGACACTTTTATCAACAATTAAGCTTTCTATTAAACGATCAATAGCAACACCTTTACGCAATAAAGTTTGTGAAGTAAGAATATCTTCATGCTTTGCAGTCATGTATTTAATCTCTACAACATCTTTATTGTGTAAAGGATGTTCTGGTGTATAAAATTTACCCTGTGATGGCAAATTAACAAATTCTGTTGGAGCAACGAAAGAAAGAAGCCCAGAGCCTTCTTCTTTTTGCAAATTAAGTGCCGCTTCAGCAGAAGTGTCGACGGGCTTATTTTTCTCCGTGCCGCCCGAACGTGCACGATTATTTCTTCTAGACACTAGTCACCTCGATAAAGTAGTTATAACTTAATTATACTTTATGTTCGATTTTGCGTTAATACTTTAATTTAAAAAATGTATTTAACCTAAGATTTTTTCGTATTGGGCCCAGTCGTAACGCAATGTCATGCTAATATTTGTTAACTCTTCCGTATCATATGAAAGGCTACCAAAATTAACGTCTTTAATCCAAGCATTCTTCAAGTTCCACTCCTCAATTCTTTCATTGATCGTGTTGCCAAGTTGAATTAGCTTGACTTCGCCGAGGACACTCGTTGCAGCTGCTTTGCTAAAAGAAACTCCGGCGGCGGTAGCGCCTTCATTAGGATACTGATATCCAGAAGCGCGAATTGCTTGAACAAGAGCGTCAGAAGCATTTGGAGTAATAGGATCAACCATGGTCACATCAATTGCCGACCATGTTAACTTACCTGGAAAATGAAATGTGTGGTTAATGAAAGCATGCGACGCTTCACCAATCGTAAAAGATGGCTTGCTTACTGTTTTTACAATCCACTGCGGGAGTGATGCTCCTGCTCCAGTGGCGCTACCAAGCTCACTAAATTGTAATATCCATTTATATTGTCTTTTCGGCTGAATGCCTTGATCTGCCCAGTAACCTGATGCCATTTTTTAATCCTCCAAAATATAAGTTCTATTTTTAATTAGAGGGCGAAAGATATTTCGCCCTCATTTTTTATTAATCCTCAAACGATGCACCACTATTTGTAATTACAAAGTCGAGTGCGATAAATTCGATAGCTTTAGTGGGCTTCAAGAAGACCTTAGCGTAAAGAATGTTTTGATCGATAAGATCATCTGTTGTTGTGCTGGAATCCAAGACAACTTTGAAGTCTGTCAACCCGAATCGGGCCTTAACACTCTCAAGTAGTGGATTAACTCTTCCTAAGAAGCGATCCCATGTTGTCTGAACATTTGGTTCAAACAAGATGCCTGCAGCGATTCTAGAAATTCTCTTCTTAAGGAAGATGAGAAGTCTTCTAACATTAATTCTGTCAAGTGCAGAAGGCGTTACTTGTAGTGTCTTCTGTCCGAAGACTACAATTCCTTCCGATGGGAACTTGGCGATTGGGTTAATGTTAGCGCCGTAGAGACGATCGCGATCAACAGAAGTCAATCTCTGTCGCACATTTACAACATTAAGTCCGGAGCTTCCTTCGGAGAGTCCGCCGCGGTTGAAACCTGCAGGAGCGAACCACAATTCTGCGTTGCGCTGAGTACTAGAGAAAGTACCAAGGGCTGCAACCGAAGGTGGAAGCCATACAAGCTTACCAGGGACTGTCTCAGAAGCAGAATCTCTTACCTGTACCCATGGATAGAATGCGCATCCGTAGCTGGAATTGAGCCCTCTATCCTTAAATGTGTTGACAGCCGTTACCACCGTTCCGATTCGAGATGCTTCCGAAGAATTACTTTCGTAACGCGGAATGTAGTCGTTGGCGATATCAACAACTGCTAGCGCGTCACCTCTATCTTCGCAAACATTAATCATGTGCTCTGTGAGGTTAGAGTCGGTTACACCTGGAACAGTAAGAAGGTCCATTTCGACGGCTTCCGGGTCGCTAGCAGTATCGATAGCTTTCTTAACTGAGTAGTAAGCATAGTTATCTTTTACATTGCTGCTGTCATCCAGTCTATGGTTTCCGAATGGCTCAGCTTCTGTTACATCGAGACCATTGAATCCACCATAAAGGACTGCAGTAAATTTGTTATATCCATTATCTAGAACCTCGCGGTAAGAGCCAGATTTTGCTGTAAAGGATTCTCCTGTTGCTCTTGAGCCAGAAATGTATGTGCCATCTAACCATCCTGTGGCCGAGTTTGCTCTACTTATGTCGTCAAGCGTAAAAGTCCAAGCTGTTTCCGCTGCAGTGCCGGCTGTCGGATCCCAAGTGTTCTTAGAATAAGTTGCAGCCAGCGCGCGGACGACATCAACCGAACTCTCATCAAAAAGATTTGATTTCGTCTTTTCTGCCAGTCGATTATAGGTTGCACCAAAGAAAGCTTTGGTGCGATCAGTTAATCCTCCATCTGCGGAAGATGATCTCATCGGAATCGTCGGGAAGTTGAATGTACCTGTCATTGAATCCCAGTCGGTTTGGGTGATATCCGCGGCGAGGCCATGGTTTGATGGCCATGAAAGTCTCGATACCGCCTGTCCTGCGTTAATCACTTCGGAACCAGTTGCTTGTCCATGTGCTCCTGGTATCGTATCACCACTAATTTCGATAAAGAGAGTGTTAGCGGTATGATTAGCATACTTAAAACTGTCAGTGCCTCCGCAATTATTTGGATCCACGGCTTGCTTATTACGCCCTAAAACCTTAAAAGATTTATAGCGCATTGGTCCCCGGACACCGAATGGAAGAAGTTCTGTATTATCCAGACCCAACTTAACATCATCATTAAGTTCAACCCTAATAAATCTAGAAACATTCGGATAATCGCCACGAAGTTTATAACGGCGTTGGCCGCCAGGGACGCTAAGCTCATCGTCCCAAACCAAGTGCTGGTCTCCGATTCTCTTTGCAATAAAGTTTTCAGAAGCAGGATTCAAGTTAAGATTTGTGAATTTTTCAACAATGCTTGGAGCATTGTCAAGATCGCGAATATCACGAATTAGAACACTGAAAGAGCCATACTTTTCGTAGTTGTTTCTTGGTGCCTTGATATCTGCAATAGAAATCTTAAGATTACTCTGAGCCCACTCACCATCGTCAAGAGAAACAAATCGGAATAGTTCTTTTACATAATTGGTTCCCTTGGGGGTAAAATTTGTATAACTGGGTCGAGGATCTTGCGAAATAAACCAACCAGTCTTCGAAGGCTGAGCTGGCATTTGTCGATGGTGATGCCCAACGGTGTCAGATGTTCCCAGTCCAGCAATATATCCATAAACTGTTTTAGCAGCAGAACCACTATTAATATGTTGCTTAACAGACCCTTCAAATGTTTCCCCAAGCCAGTATTTCTTTGATCCGCCTGTACTGGCAATATTTGTATTTGTTAAAACTGGATTTGTATTAAAAACATTTCTGATGAATTTAGAACTGTTTCTGTCAAAGTTAAATGTGATTTTTTGTACGCCGGCGGGAGCGGCTGTGGCATGTGTGGCATCACCAACAGTACCAAATGCTCCTGCTGCGGTGTCTCCAAAATAACTGGCTACGTTCAAGTTAGTTTCTCCGTCAGCCAAAAGAACGGTCCACTCACCGCCGTTTGCAGAAGCGCCAGTATTGGTAATCATCCCGCCAACAGAAGCGGTTGCGATGGTGCCCTTGGGGTCGGTTTGCATATTACCGTTTTGCCCCTCGACGCCGGAACCAACAGTACCAGAAAGATAAATAGATCCATCTTGAAGATACCATATTGCTGCCAAAGTTCCTGTAAGTGGGTTACTATCCCCATCGCCGGGCTGATCGATGGTGCCAGAATCAATAAGAAAAAGTCCATAGGCGCCTCCGTTTGTTAAACTGCTAGCGTTAAAAGTTTGGTTGGTTTTAAAACCAGCCTTACCTGAAGTAGAAGAAGCAGGATGCTCCTCACCCATCAAACGAACGAACGTAAGGGGTGT